TCCCCGTAGCAGCAGTACTGAGTTGTGTGATAACTCCAGATGAACCTGTAGTCAAAAGACCGTAGGCAGTACGGAGTTTGTATAGATTATATGACCAGTCAATCCGTAACGGATTCGTTTGTTCATAATCATAAAAGAGGATGCACCGATTGGGGATAAACCCACAATCGACATTGACAGCGTTGCCGTCAGCAATCCAAATTCGTTCAACAGTTGCTGTATCCATTATTCAGCTCCTTGTATTAGCCATTCGTGCAGATGAGTACATGAATGAAGTTATCGTTGAGGATTCGAGCTACATGAGGCTGCTTCCAACCCAAGGTCTCGTACATTTCCAAGGCGCTTCCCGCCTCTTTAGGCGTGTGGTGGATTAGCTCTGCTGTACCCATGTCAATCGACGTTACGCCGTAAGCGTTCTTGCCGATAATGGGACAGTGGTAGTTGGTGCTGGAAGTATAACCCTTGTCCGTGGCGATCCATCGAACATTACCAGTCGCACCCCATTCGCCCTCGTAGAGATTCGTCCAGTTGCCGTACTCTACAGTGTTCTTGTAACCAGAAACAACTTCCAGATCGTCAATCAAGTCGGTGTCGAGAATCCCCATATAAGAGGGACGAATCGGAGCCGTGCCTTGACCTGTAGAAGCCTTCAAGGAACTTGTGATGAACTTCGCTCGGTTACCGTAAAGGGTTTGGACTACCGTGTCAATATCAGTGCGGTTCAGCAAGGTTGCCGTTCCAGTACCGTTCGAGCAGGTTGTCGAGGATGCCGTAGCACCAAGAACGTCGCGGGTCAACTCGTCAATCGTTTCGCCACGGTTCTCACCGAGGATCTCAACGATCTCTGAAGTGACTGCATCTGCGACAGTCAAGGAAACGCGATCCGTGACTTTGACGAACGTGCCGTACCAGGCTACCTGGGCCAGAATGTCCGTCTTGCTGATCTGTTGGGCGTTGGGATCTTCGCCTTCAGTGAGAGGGGTGGTTGCTACCGAAAGTGAAGCGTAACGCCGGAATTTAATGGTATCGCCGCTTTTATTGGGGATGTTACGCATCTGCCCAAATTGAGCGTGTACCAACAGTGGGGTCGTTCGTTCCAACAGCAGACGATCATAGTAGACATCTACTGGATGATCGATCTGTGTGGTTGTCGTTGTGAGATTAGCCATTGTTTAGCCACTCCTTTTTATACGCGATACCTCTGCCTCAAAGTCATCTCTTGGCATATCGGAGTAACGGGAACTCTGATTAATGGCTCCCGAAGAACCTGACGCTCCAGGAGGAATCAATCGTGTGATGTTGTTCACCGTTTCTGCTACCTGAGATTGAGTGGCCTTACCACTCTTACCTGTTTCTGTAAGCTGCCAATCTCGTAAGCTAACTCTTGCCAATCAGGACTTGATTTCAAAGCACGCATTAAGTTCGGGTTTGCATTTAAACGTTCCATTAGTGGAGTAGCGAACTGTTGACCGTCACCAACGACTTCAGTAAAGTCTTTGTGCTTCGACTGATACTGTAACGACTCTAACGCTTTAGCAAATGCCTGACGCTCCGATGCTAGGATCTGGGCCAGCTTGTCAGACTCCACAATGTCACTCTGTTCAAGGCCGTACTGCTGCATGACCATGTCCTTTTGTGACAGTTGCTGCTGGGGTGGTTGCTGTTGCGTCATCTGATTTAGTTGAAATTCTAACTGCTGTCGTTTCTGTCGTTCGGCCTCTAACGCTGTCAAAGGTACTGTTTTCTCGTGACTCTGGTCGGCGGCACCTTGCTCTACACCCGTTTGTTCTTGAGATTGTTCCCCGGCGTCAGGAACTGTATCGCCCGTAGTCTGGTCGACGGCACCAGATGCGGCACCAGCGGCACCAGCAGTAACGTCCGTTTGAGCCGATTCGACGGCTTGTTCTTCGCTCATTGTAATCTCCACTTAATAGGTCTTCTGTTCTTTCAACGATATACGTATCGTTGTGTTAATATCCATAGGCCGTCCAGCCTTATAGTTTATTTCACACTTACCAGTAAAATCTGGATGCTCTTTAATGATCTTGTCCAGCTCTTCTTTTACCTTCTTATTCGTCAATGTAACGGCGCTCCCTTCGCACTCTCAAGAATCTTGCCAGAAGGGTCTACCAAGTCTACATTCGTCGCCGGTCGGTCTATCGGTAATACCCATCGACAGTCAACCTTCCCTCTCGATTCGTTAACCTGCCATACTTGAGTACCTATGAACTTGTCCGGCATACCGTCAAGAACGATAATGAACGTATGAAGAACGTCACCCACCCACTTGTCGTGGATTAAGAGCCAATAGTTCTTCGCATGTTTCGTTCTGCGTTCCATGACCTTAGTCAGATGCTCCCAATGACCGTAGTTCGTTAAGGCAGGGTCAAAGTTCTTCAGACCATCGTGACCTACGATGCGGTCTAGGTTCCTGAGAAGCTCTTTTCTAAGCTCGTCTCTGATTTCACCTGTCTGGGGCATTACTTGTCTCCTGTTGAGTTTGCCTTCATTCTCTCTGTCATGGCCTTCTCCATCTCAATCTCTAACCGCATCCGTTCCAACAACCGGTCAACTTGCTCCAACTGACCTCTGTTCTGTAGGTCTTGAATCTCGGTCATTAGCTTCGCTCGGTTCAACTGAGCTGTCGTGCGGTTCTCTACCGCCTGGGTCTGACGTTCTACACCACGGCCAAGGTCTGCCTGGATCTTGGCTTCCCTTAGACGTTCAAGCTGTTGCTTCTCTTTCTGTTCCTGTTCCTGTTGCTGTTGTTCCTGCTGTTCCTGCTTCTTGATAGACTCCAATAGCCGGTCCTTATTCTGCATAGGCGCTGCAGCAAGAATCTCGCTCCAAGGAATAGGAATACTCGGATCTTCACGTTTCAACCCTCGTAACTCAAGATAGTACAACTGACGCTGAGAGTCCGTTAAGAGCCCTTCCGTTGGTACACAGTCGTACTTCGTGAAGTCTGGTACTCTCAAGTCCTGGGCAGGTGGCTTATTAGTGATCCTCTGGATCTTTTGGTCTGAGTAGTTCTTCTGGATGATCTTGACTAGCTTCCGGCCTAACTCTCGCTTCGAGCCTCTAAATGACTGAAAAAGACCCTGCTGACCAGTTAAGGCGGCACCAGTACGCTGTTTCTCCAAAACTCCAGATACTTCCGACTGCTCAGTGCCAAAGATCGACTCGTTTAAGCCGGCAATCTGGATCTCTTCCTTCTCTAATGTCTCAAACAGCCCAAAAACGCCAGCAGGGATACCCACACCAGGTAACTGCTGGAAGTCGTTCATGTCAGATTCTTCCTTCATCCATACAACATTACCCTGGCCACTACCGTAAGCGTCTCGGTCATCTACTAAAGAACCAGCTTTCGCCTTCCGCCATACGGTTAACTGAGCTTCCACAATGTCAATCATCTGTGAAATACGCTTGTTCTTGACGTTCTGGATGTCTCTTAATGTCCTGACGATGCCCTGAAGCTTCAAATCGTCTCTCTCAAGCTCTGGAATGAAATCGCCAGAAACTAAGGTCTGGTTGAAGTCGTCTATCTGAGAAGGGTTCTCCTGCTCTGCTACAGGTTCGCCGTCAACAAAAACTGTCAGAGTCACCATACGCTTGGTCGCGTTGAACTTACTCCAACGGGGAGAGCCGTTCGCAGAGATATCGTTACCCACGACATAATTAGCATACTTCTTGTCCCCACCTAATTTGGTGGCGAAGTCGTCAAACTCGTGCTGCTTACCTGTCATTCTATCAATTATCATAGGAATCGTCTTCGAGTCACGACGCCAGAACTCTTCGACCATCCTTAATTTCCGTTTGTGATTCCTTGATAGATAGTTCCAACGTAAAGAACTGCCCTTCGGGATCTCCTCTAAGCTCTTTTTCGTTAATTCAGGGATAAACTCAAGAATCAACCCGTCCGATAAATACTGACCACCCAAAATGTACCGGCAGTCAGATAAGTCCTTCTTCGTAAAGGCAGGATCTAACAAGAAAGAGTTGTGCGCACGCCTAGCAAACTTGATGTAGCCCTCTCTATCCAAATAAGGCTCAATCAGGTTCGCACCCGTACACAATGCACCCCACTTGAAACAGTCACTCAAAATATCATACCCGTCGCCACATGTCATCGCGTTCATAACCAACTCGGTCATCTGACTGCATGACTGGTCATCGTCAAAACCGGTAGGGCCAATCTTTAAAATGTGACGGTCGCGGATCTCTATACCTGAAATCAAGTTCACCGTACGCTTAACCTTGTTAAGTGTAACAGCAGTACGGTTCAACTCCTTCAATACCTTCAAGTCCTCCCCGTTCCACTGAGCGTTCGCGTAGAACTCAAGATCAGAAGTCGCTTCAGGAAGCCACATCGACCAGCCGCTGTTCGCCGTGTCGTAAGCCTCTAAGTAATCTTTCTTTGAGTCATCAAACTTCATAAGAACCTCTAAGCAGGCACACGGAAGTGACTCCTTAACTTCGCGTAGTAACCCTTGTCGTAATTTGCCTCGTCAATCTTTACCGCTTGACTCATTAACCGAATAGTGTCCGCCGGTTGACTGCACCAGTCGTGAAGAGGCTTGTCTAAATAACACTGCATCTTCTCGTTGTACTGCTTGCGATAACCTTCCATGCCCTCAATCAACCGCTTACACTTCACTTGGTCCCAACGTAACTTGGGGATGAATCTCCGAGTACGCTCTATACCTCCGTACTGGGCGTTGCCGACAGTCTTCTCCTTCTTGCACTTCTTGAACTGTAAACCAGCCTCCTTCGCTGCACTAAATACACTCCTGCCGTCAGTCTGAGAGTGCTTCGCTACGTCGTGAGGGGCAAAGTGAGTCCCGTAGTGATATCCGTGCTCACGACGCTTATCGTCCAATACACGGGCGTACTCAGCTATAGCCTGACCGTCGTCCTCATAATAATCGATGATATTGTAGTACTGACCGTCCTTCTGATAAAATGTGATAGCCGTAGGGTCCGCCCAACCTAAATCCCAGACCGTATAAACCTTCTTGCTCCGGTCATGTGGAATATCGCCTATCCTACCAGCGTTCCATGCGTCATTCATCAACGTAGCGTAATACGCACCCTTAATGCCAAGGTCAAACGAACAGAAAAACTCCTGTTGGATAAGATCCTCCGGCATTCCATCGTCTTTCTCATCCTGAATAGCCTGTAAACTTACCGCTTTCGTCTCGTTAACAGTCAAAACCTCAGTGAACCAACGATCACTACGCTGGCCGTTACGCAATACCTTGTATGCGTGATTCTTGCCACGAGGGGTGAAGTTGAACCATGCAAAGCCGCCGTTCTCAACTAAAATCGGCTTAATCAGCTCCCATGCCTCTGGATTCTGTAAACTGAACTCGCTGAAAACACAACCAATAGGGTTCATCCCTACAACCTCTAAACGGTCTGTTCCCATTATCTGGAAAATACTCCCGTTTATTAACTCTATAATCATCTCCTGGTCGTTCTGCTTACGAATCATCTCGCGAGGAAAATGCTTCAAAAATGGAAAACCCTCCTTGTCCATCCCCTTCCATAAAATCTTCCGACCCTGTGCCTGAGTAGGAAAGTAATATGGGTAAAAACCAACCCGGGCCGTCATGTGACTAATAAACGCGTTCAAAAATGTCTTGTCCTTGCCAGCTCGACGATGCCATACACAGGCAACACGATTGTGACTCGGCGAAATACCCTTGCCAGGATCGCCTACCGCAGCTCGCCAAAATGGAACCTGATAATCACGGGGCTCAAAATGATGAGGTATCGAAACTCTTAATGTGTCTTTAGCCATAATGTTAACAAGGGTAGGTTAGGGGAACCTTTTGTTCGAAACGAGCATACACGGGATAGATCACAATTCTTCTCCAATCTCCCTGGGGGGTTACCCCCCCTCGGGTTGGGATAGGGGTCCCACTTGTTCTGTCTGGCCTACCCTTAGAGAGTGTACATTCTCCGCATCCTTAGTCGGCAATGGCCCTTCGGCCACAAAACTACTCTCCCGTGTTTCTGGAGCCTCAGTGGGGTTTTTGGCCTGATCGCTGCTGTCTATGTTGTGTACATTATCCGCATTTGTGCCAGATTTGGGTAGTGACATTAAGGTTGTGACATCTGGTTTGCAGATGCTTGTGTCGCCTAAGCCCTTGACATCAAACGACTTATGCTCAATTGTTACGTGAACGTCGGGCTTGTCCATCTTATCCGCTTGACCTAGGTGATTCTTCCCGAGAAATATGGCCATGATGGGGTTGCGGGTCGCCTGTTCACGCTGGACATGAAGCAGATCCGCCCTGCCCTCAGACCTTTTAGCACGGATTTTCTTCTCATAATGACGTTTCAGGCTATCATAGCTAACATCTATGACGTCTGCTATCATTTGCATTGTGCCTTGGTCGTAGGCTATTGTCATACATCTTTCATATTGTTCTGGCGAAAGGATAAATGATCTTGGCCTACCTGCACCCCTCTTTATCTTGGGGCTCGTGGTTTTCGGCTGGCTGGCTATTTGTGTTGTTGCTACCATTATCTATCCATCGGGGGGGAAAGCCGCTCAGACTCATCGTACTGGTCTATGCGGCATTGTAGGCATTTGCATTGATTTTCGGCGATCTGGTTATTTAGCATGGGTCACCGTCAATTTCTTTAGTTCTGCCTTTAGTTCTTTGATTCTGAATTGTCGGCTAATTTCTTTTGCTTTTTTGGCTGTAGGATAAAGGTCAGATATTTGGCACGTATCAGAATAAACATCATCTTTGCCGTCATTTACACCAATTTGAGCAAGTTTGCCGTCGGTCTGCCAGATTATGACTTTTACTGGTTTGCTCCATTTTCGTGATAGCCAGTAGTATTTCTTTGGTTCTACCTTCATTTGATCTCTTTAATTGAGTGTTGCGCGTCTCTCAGGTGCTCAATTGCGTCCTGTTGATGATCCTGGTTTTCGCTGTTTGGTTTTAGAGGAATTAGCATACATATCCTAATCAGTTCCGCCGTTGCTCGGATGATATGACTCCGTGTTGCTGCTGGATCTGTCATATCCCTAGGCTCTAAGTTTATGCCGTCCATAAGATAATCCGATCATTTGGCGTTTACTAATTCGCCCATTTACGGGCGTTTTTAGAATCTTATGTGTATATTCTCGGCTTTTGGGTGCTGGTTGTCAAGTATCTTCTGAACTTTGACTGGATTTCGTTTGCCACTATGACGATGAAAGCTTATAGTTAAGACAGTTCAATTGATAACCTATTGAAAGGAGCTTGCAATGTTAACTGAGAAACGTATTCAAGCCGCACTCAAATCCACCCAAACTCATAACCTAATGGCTCTATCACACCCTGGCCATGATGGATTAACCCTCGATATGTTGGCTGGTGAACTGCAGCGTATTGAACAGCTATTAACAGGCAAACCCTACTATGATTACACCGCCCAGACATGGATCACTGATTGATATTTTCTGTTCAGCGACCCAAATCATCGGGGCACTTTGCAGAGTGTATTGATTTTAACCGTAACTTGAAAGGGATATTATGAAAACGGCAACCGAAAGACTCACGTCACTGAAAAACCTACTCTTTGAGGCAACACGAAGGCAATCCCATCTGGCCTATGAAGTCGACGAAATGCTCGAAGAATGGGAAGGTTTAGGTCTTAGCAACGGCCAACGAGACGATCATGCAGCATCTATTCTGAAACGAGTACAACCCCATTTAGTCGGACTATCCGAGTTTTTCGCCCGATGTAATGAGCAATGCAAAGAAGCAATAAAAGACCCATTCGGAAGGGGCTAAACAATGTCTCGCCAAACATTCATATTGTTTATCTGGGCCTATTTGGCTCTGTGTTGAAAGGGTAATAAAATGAGACTTAAAAACATCGACGTAAAGCTTGACTTTGTATCACAAAAGAATCATTGGACGTTTAAGATACCAAAATTCTACGGTATTGACGTTAAACCATGGTCCTTGCAAAAGATAGACCTGAAAAGCAACGAAAATCATATATTTGTAATCAATAATTTAACCGAATTATTCTGTGCAATGACAAACCTCGCTCAATACTCTGTTCACCTTCATATGTAACCATCTATTCCCCCCTGCGATACGGCGCAGCTCATCGGTTCGACTCCGGTGGGGGGAGTAACCTACTAATTGAAAGGGAATTGTTATGAAATTTATCTGTAGACTGAAAACGACCGTTGATTACAGGGCTATTGCAAAAGGATTGTACAATATGACAATGGAGATGCCTGACGATAGCTATGTTGCAGCATTAGCCTTTGGTATGCTGCCTGCGCCACTCATGGAGATGTGTGAGACACAAATAAAAGAGAAACTACAACGGGAAGCGTGTCGGCACTATGAAATGGACCCAACCGAAAAGAACTTGGACATGATCGAGCCTGAAAAAAAACAAGTTGCGGAAATTATGCACGAAATTAGCTTGGCACTTTACCGTGTGGCAAGTGAAGAAAAGCTGTTGGTTGTTTAACCCATGCCCCTACGGGGGCCATTCAAGGGCCTATCGTGGGCCTTTGATTGGTTATCGTAGATTGAAAGGAATAGAATTATGAAACAAAGTGGCACAGGAAAAGAATTTGGGCCTTGTGAAATATGCAAGAAAGTCCCAGAAAACGTCTATTATGCCAAATATCACAAATTTGGGGAAGTTGGCCATAGAGATGTTTTTGGGTGCATGAGATGCGTCTTAGACACCCTAAGTAAACCTCTAAATTCTGAAGTGATAGCCGGGAAATACTAATGCAAAACTACCGTAAAATCATAGCCGACGAACTAATCCGCCAAGGCCGCACGGCCTACTCTGTTACTGCGGCAACTGGCCTGCCCCATAGTGTCCTGACTAGGTTTTTACGCGGGCAGAACGTAACACACAAGACCTTAGAGCGGTTTTGTGATGAGTTGTTAATTGTGATGGTTCCGAATTTTCTAGGCAGAATTAAATAACCCGATTCGTTGTTAAGTCGTCCGGCGAATTGTACGATTAAGATATTAACTTGCCAAAGACGCGATCCGCTCCCCGGTACGTGCCAGGGAGCTAAATCGCCAAATTGAAGGGAATTGCTATGAAAACCAGGACAATCAACACCTTAAAACAACTTGGAGCTTGTGACTCTGCAATTGAAAAGGCCAAATCATACCAAACCAGGCAGGAAGCATGGGACAAATGGGACCGCCCGCAAGACTTGATGTGGTATATTTTCCGTGTCACAGGTCCGTATAGCAGTAAATCGCACCGGAAAGCCTGCGGTGTATTGCACAAGACGGTCCTGCCGTGCCTAAAATATGTCAAAAAAGGCGAACAAAGACCAGCGAAGGCATTAAGCCTGCTCAAGCGATATGCAAATGGAGCGGACGTAACAAAAAAACAATTTAAAGATGCTGCTGATGCTGCTTATGCTGCTGCTGATGCTGCTTATGCTTATGCTGCTGCTGCTGCTACTGCTGCTGCTGCTGATGCTGCTGCAAAAACAAAACAACTCAGCATCATACGCAAGCACTACCCAACACCGCCCAGAGCAAGAAAATAACAACCATAAGTTGCTCCCCGCGTGTTATAGCACGAGGGAGCGTAATCTTAACTTTTTAGGAGAGCTGACATGAAAATCTTAACAAAATTGGTCCGAAAAATCAAAACAAAACGCGATACAAAGCTGAAAAGGGAGATTTCCGCCCTGCGGCGTATGGGGCGGGCTTGGCTCCTGATCCTGGCCCTTGGTTGGGGGGCCGGCTATGCCACGGGCTGTGCTTGTGTTGTTGGGGCTGCACGAGGGGCTTACGAAGGCGGGCGACGTGATGTAGCAGCAGCTAGAGACGTTCTTGCCCCTGGCACTCCTGCCCTGCCTGGTGGACATATAGAGACTCAGAGAGGGGGCGTACAATGATCATCGCATTCACACTCTCAATGCCCCGTAACAACGCATGGAATAACTGTTGGACCGGCGCAGAGAAAATGTATATTGTCACAAGAA